CATGTGGCTAAGGTGAAGCCATGGTGGATGGACTCCTGCATCGCCGCTAGGAAGCGGAAGCGTGAGGCTGCATTATGTCTTGTGCGCGTGGAGGCTGCTGCACCCCTAGGCCCTCCACCACCGCTTAACTTGAGTGGTCACAATGGGTCTCTCTACGGGTTGACGCCCTACCCCGACTCGCCTTGTCTCGCGCTGTCGCTGGGTGATGAGTGGGAGGAAGACGATTACCAGTCCTGTGGTGATTACGATCCGGACTACGACCCTGAGCACGAGCCAGACGTTCCCGAGCGCCCGCAGCGAGTGCGGCGAGACAAGGCGAAGGACATGCGGCGGGTGACTTGCGCGCGGATGAAGGTTACCGTCCAGCGCGTTGCGAATGTGGTCCACGTCGCAATTCTTGCCCAGCGTGTTGCGTTGAAGGAGAACGTGATGGCTGGCAACACCAAAGTGCACCCTTCTTTGTTCGCTTTGCTGAATTCTGCGGCCCGAGGAAGCAGGTACCAGCGCAAGCGGCCAACTGCAGCCAGCCTAGTGGCCATGGACATGGCTGTGGACGCTGACGTGGACGCTGACGTGGACGCTGATGTGGACGCTGATGCGTACGCTGATGTGGACGCGACTGAGTCGATTGCAGCCAGCCCAGTGCTCGTGGACGCGACTGAGTCGATTGCAGCCAACCCAGTGCTCGTGGACGCGACTGAGCCGACCGCCTTGCCACCTCGTCCAGCTCTCAAAATCTCCATTCCCGCATCGCGCTACGACTTGTGTGGTTGGACACCACTGTCAGTGTCAACGGTGGGCACCACTTGCTACATCAGTGCTCCCACAAGTCCTGTCTCTGTGCCCCACCATGAAACCTCCATTGCCCCTCCTGCAGAGCACGTGGTCGTTCATATCGCAGCACCGCGCTGTGCATTGACTTCACCGTCGGAGCCTGACTTGCATGGTGACTCGTCTTCTTTAGCGCGTCCACAGCGAAAGCGGCGGGACAAGGCGAAGGACAAGCTGCGAGAGACACGGCGCAGTGAGAATCAAGATGCCATCCGCGCTACCGCTGAGCTGCGTGCTGGCATTCTCGCTCAGCGCGCCGCGTTGAAGGCAGAACTGCTGGCTGGTAGCTCCAGAGTGCGCCCTTCGTGGATTGCGGAGCTGAATTCCGAAATCAAGTTGGGCAAGCTCTATCGGCGACCAGGCACTTCAACGCGCTGTTCAGCGCGGATGCAACAGCAGCAGCTAACCGCGGGACAGCTAAGCGGGAGGCACGGCGCAAAGTGGGCTAGATGCACAAGCCAAGACTAATTTCCCCCCTTTCATTTATATATATTTGTATTTTGTAGTTTAATTTTAATCTGCATAAATAAAAATTGATTTAATAATAAATTATGTTATTTAATTATTATATAAATGTCGAAAATATTAGTTATTGTTGAATCCCCTGGTAAAATCAAAAAAATAAATGAATACCTTGGTTCAGGATACATTGTTAAAGCATCTTTTGGTCATGTTCAAGATTTAGATAAAAAAACTATGTCTATTGATATTCAAAATAATTTTAAACCGTTATATATTGTTTCACCAGACAAATCAAAGGTTGTCAAAGAGTTAAGAGATTTAACGAAAGAGTGTTCTGAAGTAATATTAGCTGCTGACGAAGATAGAGAAGGAGAAGCTATTGCTGGAAGTTTAAAAGATGTTTTAAAATTAAAAGATCCAAAAAGAATTGTATTTCATGAAATTACTAAGAAAGCAATAAATGATGCTATTCTTACACCAAGATTATTAAATCAAGATTTAATTGATGCACAACAAGCAAGACGTTTATTAGATAGATTAATGGGATATAAAATTAGTCCAATTTTATGGGCATATAAAGTTGGTGAGAGCGCAGGTCGTGTTCAATCAGTTGTTGTTAGAATTTTGGATGATAAAGAGAAAGAAATAGCTGCAGCTATATCAGAACCTTTTTTAAAAACTATTGGAGAATTTGCATTAAAAGATGCTAAGTTTAATGGAACTTTAAATCATCAATTTAAAAATAATGAACGTGCAAATAATTTTTTAAATAGTATAACGAAAGATTCTGTTTATAAAGTAATTAATGTTGAAAATAAAAAATCAGTTAGAAAACCATCAGCTCCATTCATTACATCAACTCTTCAACAAGATGCTTCAACTAAAATGGGCTTTGCTGTAAAAAGAACTATGGATGCAGCACAAAGACTATATGAAGCAGGTCTTATTACATATATGAGAACTGATTCTACGAATTTATCAGAAGATGCATTAGTTGCTTGCGAAAAATATATTAAAACAACTTATGGAAAAGAATATTCTGATTTGAAAAAATATACAACAAAGAATAAGGGTGCACAAGAAGCTCATGAAGCAATCCGTCCAACAAGTGTTGAGATTGTAGAAGCATCAAAATTAGACCCTGATAGTCAAAAATTATATGCATTAATTTGGAAGAGAACCTTAGCAAGTCAAATGGCTAATGCAAAAATAAATATTCAAAATATTTCAATAGATGTTGTTGAAAATAAAAAGAGCTTATTAATATTCAAAGATAAACAATATTATTTTGAGTCATCTTTAGAGAATATTGAATTTGATGGATTTTTAAAATTATATGATAACACGAGTGAAGATGATGAAACAGTTAAAGGTAAAATGGAAATAAAAGCAAATGATATAATTAATATGCAAAAAATAAAAGTATCTGAAGAATATACTAAATTACCATTTAGATATAATGAAGCTGGTTTAATTAAATTTCTTGAAAAAAATGGAATAGGTAGACCATCTACATATGCATCAATTATAAATAAAATCATTGAAAAAAAGTATGTAGAAATTAAAAATATAGATGGTATTCAGAAAGATTCAAAATGCTTAGAATTATTACCAACATATAAAGAATCTATAATTACAAAAGTAAAAATCAAAGAATCCGTTAAAGAAATACGAGTAGGAAAAGAAAGTAAAAAATTAGTACCCACTGAATTAGGTAATCAAATTGTTAAATTTTTATTAGAACATTTTAATCCGATTATGGATATTAAATTTACAGCTGATTTTGAAGAATATTTAGATAAAATAGCAGAAGGTAAAGCAAAATGGGTAAATATTTTAAATCAATTCTATCAAAAATTTAATCCAATGTGTGAATCATTATTAAAAGATGTTAAAGAAAATAAAACATTAGCAAACAATGATAAATCTTTAGGAATAGACCCTGATACTGAATTAGAAATATTTATAGGAGCTGGTCAATATGGTCCATTTGTGAAAAGATTAGAAGAAGCTGGTGCAACAAAATGGAAATACGCTTCAATTAAAGATGACCCTGAAGAAATAGACTTAGATGCAGCAATAAAATTATTAAGATATCCTGTATTATTAGGTAAAATTGGAAAAGCAAATGTAACATTAAATAAGGGTCAATTTGGACTATATTTAAAATATGGAGATAAAAACATTTCAGTTAATGGAAAGAATGAAGATGAAATTGATTTGGCTTATGCTAAACAACTAATAGAAACAGGAGGTGGTGATAAGTTTGCAATGAAATCATTTACAGTTAAGAATAAAATAATAAATGTTAAGAAAGGAGAATTTGGACCATATTTACAAATAGTATCTGGTACAACGAAATCTAATATTCCATTACCTAAATCTTATACTCCTGAAGAATTAACTTTAGAAGATGTACTTACTATTATTGCAAATAAAAATGGCACAAACAAAGTTTCAACTAAACCAAAACCAAATACTAAAAAGAATAAAGATATTGATGTTTAATTTTTATTTAAAAAATATTAAGAAATTTTCTAAAGTAACTTATATAAATGCAAAATACACCTGAAAGAAATGCAACTATTATTGTTGTTAAACCCCAATCACCAATGCGTTCATTTTATTCCATTTTCCATACTGTAACAGCATTATTTGCTATTTACCTTTCATTCAAATGCAGCAATGGTTTTGCTATTGGTGATTTCTTATTAGCTTGCTGCTGCCCTGTATTATACATCATATATAGAGCTGCGACATCTAACTTTTGTGCTGTACCTGTAAGTTTAGCTCCTAAACCTTAGTATAAATTAAAAATATACTTTAAATTAATAATGTCACTTATTATTAATTTAATTAATTTAATTCATTTTATTATCGTAGTATCAGTTATTATTAGTCCTTTTGTTAATAATTTAGTTTTCAAAAATTATATTTTAGTATTTTTAGTTTATCTATTATTTCAATACATTACTGGTTATGAAAAATGTGGTCTCACTGAATTAGAATATATATTTATGGGCCAAGAATATCAACAAGGATTTATGTATAGAATTATTAATCCATTAATTAAAGTACCTGAAAATTATTTTAATAAATGGTTGATTATAGGTCATTTAATATATGTATGTGTGTTATATATTCAAACCCATTTATGTATACTCTAGTTTACTTTAGTATACTAATAAGGGGGGAGCTAACTCATATCAGTAATATATTTATCACTTTTTCCTGCCAAAAATTTCTTTGCACGAATAATTAACCAACCAGAAATATTTGATTTTGAAGAGTCTTCATTAACTTCTAATTTTGATAATAATTCTTTAATTACTTTATTATCAGATAATTCTCCTTTCATTAATTCTTCATATAAAAGTATTAAATTAGCATCATGAGCTGTTTTATTTACTGAATAATAATAAATGTTATCTTTAATTACTTTAAAATTTTGTTTATTACCATCGTATTCAATTCTACGTTTACACCATAAATGAGGAGGTAGTTGAGCTAAAGTCACACTCCAATGATGAATAGGATTACCACTTTTTATACTAGGTAATACAGCTTTCCATCCATCAGAAAATTCATCTTGTGTAATAGGTTTAATTTCAAATTCTCCTACTTTATAATGACCAAATGGTAACTTTCGTTTTTTTATAGGTTGTTTATCCTGTTTAGTTGTTTCTTCAGAGATTTCTTCAACTAATTGGGGCATATACATATTTACATAGTTTTCCTTTAATTAATTTTGCATTAAAAAAATTGATTTAAATAATATTTTAATCTATTATTATGGATATAATGAGTACTTTCAATATTAAACCTATTACTAGAGAAGAATTACTAAAATGGCGCAATAATCCTAAAAAGAATCCAAGAACAAATAGAAAAATTGGTCCAAATGGTGATTTATTTAAATTTCTTCAATCTGAATATGAAAAAGAATTTAAATTAACAGAATCTTTCAAATTAGAAGACAGTATAGATGATAAAGACCCAATTACATTAAATATATTTTGGAAAAATGAAAATAATAAAAAAAAAATAGTTTATGAAAATTTAAATGATTTAATTTTATATAAAGATACTCGAGGATTAATAAGATGTTTTGAAAAAGAATCATTATCTTATTTAAAAGCACATAAAATTACAAAACATCCTGTATCACAAGAAGAAATACCAAATTCTATATTTGAGTTAATAGAAGAAGTAAATTTAAATGAAGTAAGAAATAATATGACAGTTGAACAAAAAGCATTAGAAATATTTCAGAAATTTCTAACTATATCAATATTTATAGATTCAGTGTGGTTTGTAGCATTATCTAAAGAAAATTTAAAAAAGTTTAACTATGAATTATCAAGTTTTTTCAATGAAAATTTTAATAAATCTCAGCGTGATAGCATAAGTAAAAATCTACTATCTAAATCAGAGAGTAGTTTAGACCTAATGGAATTAAAAGAAATTCAGTTATATCTATTAAATGAAATTGATATAATATTATCGGTAGAAGTAGAAAATTTAAAATATATGTGCAATTATATATTAATTGGTGCATTAGGTTGTGTAATACCAATTATAAATGAATTATATCCTGATTTTAGTTTTTCATTTAAGTAAAAAAATTGATTTTTTATTTTATTATATAATAATTATTAGAATATGGCAAATAAAAGTTTTTATAAACAAAAATTAATCACTGATTATTTCAAACCTATTAAAATTATATTTAAGACTAAAAATGATGAGCCTGTTACAAAGAAAATTAAAGTTGTACACGGTTATAATTCAGAAGCTGAAACATGGCATTGTATAGAATGTGGCATAGACTTGGGTCCACAAAATCCAAGGCAATTATGTGGTAAATGGAGATGTTTAGATTTAATTCTATAGTTTTTTATACTTTCTCAAATTTATCAGATGTTATTTTAGGATTTTTTTTATCTAATTCTTTAATTTGTTCTTTTCTATAATCATATGCACAATTATGATTTTCGGGATATCTACATTGTTGGCACAATATTTTATAATCACATTTACAAGAAAATGAAAATAAACCAGATATTTTCTTTATTTTATTATTAGTTTTACAAGCTTCGCAAAATTGAACCATTGTAATCTAAGGTAATTTAGAAAATAATTTTTAAGCAATTTTTTTATTTTTTATCTAGTAATACTTCATAATTATGTGAATTAATATATACCTTTGTATGTTCCATATTACCACATATATCTGGAATATCAAAATTTGGAATATTTTTAAATTTTTCATAACAAGCTATTCGAATAGATTTAGGTATTAAAGTATTACCTTCTATAGATGCTTGATTAATATCACTTTTAATGTATCTTAAAAATGTTTTACAATCTCTTCTTACATGTACAGGTAATGATACAATTTCTTCAATTTTATTTCTAATAATACTCCATTGATTAGCAAATTTATTATGATTTAATGTAGCCTGTTGATAGCCTAATTTATCTTGTAACATATTTAATGTTGAAACAAAAATAGATATACTACCAAAAATCCATGAAATTTGAAAACCATTAATATTATATCCACCTGCTATAACATTACTTAAACCTGACAATGCAGTTAATAAATTTATACAAATCATAAACAGTTTCACTTTATTTGAATTTAATGAAAATGATTCTGTATGCATCCATTCAAAACATTTAGCATTATCACACCAACTAGCTAATAATGTATCAATTGAAGCATCCCAAATTAATCCATCTATTTCTTCAAGTTCATTTTCATCTGATTTTTTAGAAGATGACATTAATTTATAATATAAAATAAGTTTAATATAACTTTTAATATATTATAATTAAATGAATAAAAATATTAAGATGTTAATTGTAAAAAATAATGAAAACAAACTAAAATTATTAGATAATCAAAATATATATAATAATATTAAAGAAAATGAAATAACTGAGTCAAATAATGAATTTTGTATTTTAATATTTGCTTATAATAGATATAAATATTTAGAAAGAATATTACAAGCAATAATTAAAGCAGAAAATATAGAAAATTGGCATGTTATATATATTCAAGATGGACCTACATGCGAATTAACAAAAAAAATCGCTGAAAAATATTTATCTCAAATAAAATGTAAAAGTTTAAAAAAATATTATTTTGAAATAAATCAAAATATAGCTTTATCGCAACATTTTGGTTTAATTCAAGCATTTATTATTGAAAAATATAAATATGTATTACATTTAGAAGATGATTTAGTTATTTCTCCTACTTATTTAAAAAGTATTGAA